CAAATCGAAGAGAACATTGGCGAGAAAGTGTTTTTTATGAGCGAGACAGAAGTGTTGGACGAACTAATGATGCATGGGGTTCATTACGCTGTACATGCCGAAGACTTGGAGGATGAGCGGTTCATGGAGGAAGCTAGGGAAGAGCTTTGCAAGAAACTCCTAGAAGAATATCAGTCAAGTTACTAGCCCCAATTTGTTCAACTGAACTTTTTATTTGTTCAACTGAACTTTTTATTTATCCAACTGGCTTTTAATTTATCCAACTGGACTTGACAAAAGTTTGCAGTTTATGTCCGTTCCACATGGAACATAGGAGGAAATAATGTCACAGAACAAAAGACTCAAAACGTATCTTGAAAACAATGGATCAATAACTGGCATGGAGGCTTGGCAGGAACTAGGCATATACAGGGCTTCAGCTAGAATAAATGATCTACGACAGAGTGGTTGTGCGATAATGACTGATATGATAAAAGTCACTGACCGTTTTGGTGACGAACAGAGAGTTGCTCGATGGATACTGAAATCAGCTTGACTGAAGCAATAACTATCATAAAAAACCTTGCTGTAAGAATATCGGGGGTTGATGAAGATCGCCCCTCATTACCCTCCGACTATCCTAGGGCTGACATAGAAGCAGCTATCAAGAGAATTGAGCGTGACTGATGAAAACTCTAGCTTTCTTGCTAGTTGTTGCGTTTCAAGAAACGCCATATCAGCTTGTTTCAGACACTTCCGTAGCAGAGATATACATTCACCTCCCACATTGCGTTAGACGCGCTCAGACGCTCTCACAGGCGCAGAGACACTTCGATCATGTTAAAGTTACCTGTACACCAACACTGATTGACCTTAAAGAACCTGGTTATGACGTAAGAATCATAGGAGTGAGCAATGAACGATGAAGACTTTGCTAGTGAGTTAATACACGCCATAGATCATTTGAGTTCAGAAATACAGAGATCGGCTGATATAATTAAAAGATCAACTGATATGAACAGTGAATTGTTTTTACGCTTGTGTGATCAGTTACAGACATTTGAGAATGCTTTGAGGGAGTTAATCGAGGAAGTAGATGAGCAGAAAAGGTTGACAGTGAAACATTGAGGAATTATTGTGTCAGAGCATATTCATTTTCCTTTAATTTTCATGATCAATTGTTGGTTGGGGGGCTGTAACAAGCCCCTTTTTTAATCTTGAAGTTCATTAAACCTCTCTGCACCACCCCCAAAATGAGCGTAAATGATTGGTCCCATAATAGGTATTGCTTTTAGCGTAGTCTCAAGATTTGGTTCATCTTTAAATGGAGCAGATCCAAGTTTTGTTGCAGCATCAATTACAGGTGTTGCAGGAGCAATGTAATTTATTACTGCACCTTTAATATCACCTCTTTCCAAGTATCGTTCTGATACATATTTAGATATTCCATATACTCCAAGAAGAGACCATATAGCTCTACCTGGCAAACTTTCTGGCTTTATTTCTCTGCCCAAAAGCGTATCTTTAACGATCTGAGTTGTCGTGTTTGCCGCTGTCAAATAACCTGCAAGCAAAGCCATTTGTTTTGCTGCATTTACCTTATTACCTTTCCTCCATTCTTTAACAACATTATTTCTGACAACATCTAATTGTTTTAAAGTAAAAGATTTAAGCATATACAATAAACGCCCATTTGCACTGTTTAAATATGCCTCTGGCATTTCACTTAAAGAAACGGGTTGTACATCAGACAGTTTGTTGAATGCATAAAGGCGTACATTGTCCGATTTAATTCCAAGTTTTAGGTCTGATATAAGTGAATCGGTTTCATCTTGAAAGATCGCTTGCACTTCTTTTTTAAATTTGTTTTCTCCTTGTTTTGTTTTTATTTGATTAGTAGCTTTTCTTAGAGATGCATTTACCAATGTCTCTTTCCCAAGCCTATCTATCGTTGCAAATCTTGATTTTCTAAAAGCAAAATCTAACAACGCTGCTGTTTTACTTGGTTCTCCCCCAAGTTCTTTAGATATTTGACTTATACCTAAATCAACTAAGTTTATATTTTTAGTGCCAAAAGCGGCTGCTATAGTATTCCTAAACCCATGCAAAGCCATGCTTGACCCTAAATCGCCAAGTTGTGTTATTGCTGAAATCGGATTAGCTATAGTCCCAAGATAACCAAGATTTCTTAATGCTTGCATAGGTTGGGCTGGACTTTGCTCACCTTCAATAAATCTTGCTTTTAACAGTTCTGACAAACTTGATTGTTGTTCAGGTGTTAACTTGTATAACTCATCATCAATTATTTTTCCAATAGATAAATTAGCATCAAATTGCCCCAATGCATTTGATGTTGCATTACGCCCAAAAAAATTACGTCTTTCAATATCGTTTACTGCACCAGCTAGGTAAGTAGTCAATGACTCTTCCGCAGAAGCATAAAAGTCATCCTGATATGGTTTTACTTCAATATTTGTTCGCTCTTTTGCAAATTTAAATTTATTGCCATCCGTTGATATTTTGTAACCCCTCATAAACAAATCAATCAATTCAGATCGTTTTTCAGGGGGAATATCATTAACTGCAATATTTGTTTTATCTGCATACGTTTTTAATACTTTGTCAATTTTACCAGCCTCTTTTACTCCTAGGCTTTCCCTTAATCCCTCTAAATCTTTTACAAGTCGTGGAAAATATTGAGGGATCTTTTCAAATGTATGACCAGCCAAGAGCAAATCACTTCCTGTTTTATCTAATCTTGCTTGCACCCTTTCCCAAGAGGCTAATAATTTTTCACCATTATCCTTTCCAACTTTTGACATTAAACTTTCAGCTTCTTTAAATGCACCATTATATAAACTTCTAGTAATTCGTTTTTTTATTTCAGGCGATGCTGTTCTAAGTTCATCAATAAATGGCTTTACATTATTTAATGCCTCATCTGTTTTGCTATGAATATTAAACTCATATCGCCTTAATCGTGCAAATACAGGTTCTGAAATATCTTTAACTCTAGTGCTCAAAGCACCTAAATATTTATCAATACCTTCACTAAATCTTCGACTTAATGCACTATTTCTTTTTACTGAATGCTCAAATGCTTTTGCTGCTTCTGTTGCGTGTTTGGGTATAAATATTTCACGACCTGTATTAGTTAAAGCTGCATTCAATTTAAAAATATCAATATCTGTATCTGCTATTCCTTCACTTACAGTATTAATTATTTTGCCATCTTGAACTTTTTCTAAAATTTGCACTTGAGCATCATCAATAAGTTTATCAGCAGCTTTTTGCTGCACTCTTGATGTATATCTAGTTGCTAATGATCTTGTTCCTGCTATTAAAGCAGTTCCACCAGCAGCAGACAAAGCCGCTGTTTTTGCCGCTTTTTCTACATCAACTTGCCCTGTTTTTGCTAAATCTTCTGTTGCTGAAAATACACCGCCTAATCCAGCCGATATTCCAGCAACTGCCTTAAGACTCTGACCTACAGGAAGTAATGTAGTTGGATCAACAACTGCTTTTGCAACTGATCCTGCTGTTGCTGCAAAGCCATCATTATTTGGTGTAAAAAACTGTCCATATTCAAGTTGTAACTCGCGTTCTTTTTCAAGTGCAAGCAACTCTCTTCTTTGTTGTGGTGTTGAATCAACAAACTCTTTACCATAAACATCTGTTGCTGTATATGATTTAGAGTCATATTCATTAAAGGTATTTAAATATTCAGGAGCTATTTCTGGAAATAACGATTGCAAGTAAGTTGACACATTAGAAATTATCGTGCTTCCTGCATCAAACGAATACAAAAATTGTTTAAATGCATTTTCATTATCAGGCTTAATAAGCTCTAATGTTTCTGAATCTTTTTCTTTTTGAGCAAGAATATCGCCAACTTTAACACCTGCATCCTGCAATGTTTTTGACGAATTTATTTCTTCTTGTGTAATCGTTTGTGTTTTAAAATATTTATTTTGTCCATCCGAAAATACCCTTTCAATTGATCCATCATCTAAGAATAAATCTCCTGGCATAATACCATTTTGCTGAAGATATGCAGATTGTTGAATGTCTGATAATTTTACTTGTCTGCTCATACTTAATCTTTAATTGTTCTTCCTGCAAAAGGATCGTCGCCTGAATCAGGTGCATTGGAATTAGGTGAAACTGTAGCGTTGTTTAAATCACTTTCAATACCTTTCAAAACATTCCCAATCACCTTAACAAGAGGCTCACTCACATTATTTGATTTATTATTTTCTATTTGTTGTTTTATTTCTAAAAACACAGCATCTTTGTTAGGTTTATCTAAAAAAGGCAAAATATTCGTCAAAGAGAAACCTGATGATAAAGATGAATCTGGAAAGTTTTCATTTATAATAGCTTGAAAGGAGTTTTCTTCTGCTTTACTTACAGAAGTAACAACATTTGGAACTTTTTCTTTGGGCTTGTTTGATGTTAAATTATCAAGTGTTGTTGCTGTATAATTCTGACCATCAAACTTATATGCTTTAGCATTTTCTCCAGGCTGACTCATAAATACAATTTGTACTTCATTGCCATCCGAGTCATAATATGTTTTCACAGCAGATGCAGTTGCTTTGCCATTTAAATTTCTTACTGCTGCTGCAATTAAATTTGAATCTCCACTTTCAATCATTAATTTAGCTATTGGATTATTTTTAGCTTCAGCCAACTTAGTTAATGCAGATATAGTATTTTGTTTTTGCGATTCTTCACGAACTCTTTTGTCTTCCGCTTGTTGCAATTGATTCAACCGTAATATAGTTGGAGCTAGATTTACTCTAGCTTCTGCTCTTTGATCTGGATTTAATGCCATTACGCTGTCTTGTAAACTAGAAATTAATCCCCCCACTGATGTTAAATCAGCCTCTTTAGAAGCTAATCTTTGCATAGCTCTTTCCTGGTTAGTTAGGAACTGATTGGGATTTCGTCCTAATAGCCCAGCAACACCTTGTCTAGTTCGTCTTGTACCAAGGTTAACTAGATCCATTGCTGCTTGTGATGGTTGTCCTGTAAGTAATCTTGCCATAATTCACCTATCCAAATATTCCACCAAGTAAACCACCAATAGCACCTTGCGCTAATGGATTCTGATCAAGAAACTGCCCAAATCCTGTGTCTGATAAAGCACCTAACACTATGTCATCTAATCCTTCTCGACCTTCTTCACCTAACAAACCTTGTAAAAGATTTGCATCTCGTTGATCTCTTAAAACATTTGCCGCTTGGTTTGCAAGAATAAGTTGTTCAATGCCTGTTCGTCCTGTATTTGTTGCTGCTGTTAGTACGTTCTTTTGCAAATCTTGCGGTAAAGTTGCTACATCTCTACCTGCCGCTAATCCTGCTAGTGCTTGACTTTGAGGGCTGTAACCGGCCTCTAACAAGCCTTGCGTCAAAGCCAGATCATCTGCTCTTTCCTGTCTTGCTGCTTCAATCGCTGTAAGTGCATCTCTTGCTCTTTGCTCTTCAATTACTTGCTGTCGTCCAAATAAGTTAGGATTACCACCACCATAAGCATCAAGACCTAAACCCAATCGACCTGCTGCATTCTCAGCATTTAAAAGACCCTGTAACTCTCTGTTTCTTTGTGGCTGTCGTATTGCTTCAAGACGATCAAATATTTCCTGCTCTCTTTGTGATCGGCTTGCTCCTAACCCTTGAATACCTGTCAAAGCTTGTGTAAGAGCCTGGTCCTGTATATCTCGTGGAGTCTGACCTAAAGTAACACCAAAACCACCTTCAGGTGTTGTTGCTGTAGTCGCTAAGTCTGTTGTGACAGTAAAGGGTCTAAATGTACCTCTACGCTCTGTATCAGCAATTAATTGATCTGCTAAAGCAACCGCTTGCCGACCAAGTTGTTCCTGTCTTTGAATGCCTTGATTAGCTACTACTGATCCTGTTGCTGTTGTTAATAAATTACTCAGCAAACCAAGCGGATTTGCATTTGGATCATTTACAGGAGAACCAAACTCTCCATAAGGATCATTTGGATCAAAAGTAGATGATGATTGGGCATTAACAGACGTTGGCCCACCCAATGTAACCGCTAATAAATCTTCTTCGTCCATACCAACCTCTACGATTTTTGCTGCATCAAGATTAATATCTGTTTGACATCATCTTTTGTTTCAGATGTAACCTCTTCAACACGCTCTACTTTGTGCTTGATAGAAATAACCTCCCTATCAAGTTCCTGAATCTGGGTTTCATGTCGCTCAAGACGTACTTCATTATCCTGTATATCATCAGTATTACTCTGTGCTGTAGCAGATAATGTAGCGTAACTAAAAATAGTAGCAACTGCTACTGTAGCTATAGGTAATATGCCTGTAATCGATTTTAAGTCCATGTCTCTATCCTAATGTAGGTTTCTTGTCTGGAAAATCAGAAGTGCTAGGCCAATCTCGTAATGCCTTACGATACGTTATATAGGCTGCGTGTTGAGGATGGTCTGTCGTTGGGACAATCCAATCGGATTCTCTAAGTTTTTGATCTCGCCAAGACCTAGCTAAAGTTTGTTTTATTTCACTTTCTGAAGGGAGACTAGATGTATCTATAGCTTCTTTGTCAATATAACTACCATCTTCAAATAGATAACGAGTCAGACCATTACTTAATTTTGTTTCACTTTTCATAGTCATTAATAATTACCTCTATCTAGTATATATTGAACTCCACAATTTTCGTAATTAGTAGTGCTTACTGCTCTATTCATTTGAACTTTTACATTCAAAGACGTTTCAAAACGAACACATGATTGTGGCATTTGCATTTTTGTAAATTCTAAATTTGCTACATAACGTGTTTCGGCATCTAATGACCTAAATGATGGCCCTGTGTTATCCCAACCCACCGATGAATAAGATGGATTATTTTCCATCAACGAATAACCAAATTGTCCACTATAATTAACATTATATAACGGCCCTAAAACGGCTCGTACTTCTGCCGGAGTAAAACCTTGACCCCTACCACCAGCCTCCATAAGAATTGTTGTAGCTACACCATCAACTGTTATTGTCCAAGTAAAGTTTGTTGCATTTCCAGCACCTAATCCAGTAGACATGCTCATTGCACCTGTCATAAATCCTGCTTTTCCAGAAATATTTAAAACAGTTACATCTGTGTCTGCCGTAACAGCAGATGTTGTTTTTGCATTATATACAGCATCTGCTCCCCAAAACTCACTTTGAGTGGAATTTACAAAATTAGTTCCATAAGCCATGGTTACATGATCAGCACCTATAGCATATTTGACCATGTTATTTGGGTCTTTGTTATATTTTACACCACCTAATACAGCCATTATTTAATCTCCTTTAAAGACTTGCCCATCCAATTGTTCCATCAACATATACCAATTGAACAGCATTACCTTTTGGTAAACTTCCGTCAGCCGCTACTGAATCTATGTTGCTTGAATTTCTGCCTATTGTGACTAAGGCATTTCCTACATTCTTTATAATTACCGTATTACCTGCTGATGGGCTTGCAGGAAGTGTAATTGTAAATGCTGTACTAGCGTGGTTAGCTATAAGTTGATCTTTATTTGATGCTGTATATGTAGTTGTTTTTATAGACCAATCATTATAAGCACCGCCTAGTGTAGTAAAACTAAGATTACCAGAACCATCAGTAATCATTGCTTGCCCTGCATCACCATCAGACGAAGGTAATGTTAGCGTTATATCTGCGGTGCTTGCTGGACCAATCAGTGTAACTTTATTTGTACCATTATCGCTGTCTTCAAAGAACTCTAAAAACCCTGCGCTTGTTGCACCATTCTTTAACTGAAGCCCTGCGTTAACCACAGGAGTCGTAAGTGTTTTGTTAGTCAAAGTATCCGCGGATACTAAAGAAACTAAAGTCGAACTTGCACCTGCTGGCAATAACAATTCATTGGTAACACCTGCTGAATGAGGCTGTGCTTTTACTATTTGACCATGACTATTACTTTCACAGTTAAACTGTATTGCACCAGCATTAGTGTTACCTTTTACGGTTACATGACCTGTACCATTTGGGGCTAGTTCTAAGTCTGCATTGGATGTCGTAACGATGTCTTGACCATTCATATCAAGATCACCACCTAACTGCGGTGAAGTATCTTCTACAACATTAGATATTGCACCAGATGTTGCCAACCCTGATACAACTGCACTTCTAGCAACTTTTTTAAGACCCCCGCCTGATGTATCAATTGCCAGGAACACATCATCATTAGCTATTGTACTAATTTCTGATAAAGAACTAACTGCTACTGAATTAAAGTTTGTACCATCTGCTATAAGTAAATTACCAGAGGTATTAGTACCCATCGTAATGTCATCACCCGATACTGTTAAATCACCGCCGATATTTACATCACCTGCAAAATGACCATCCTTAAACTTAAGTGATGACGTTCCCAAGTCAATATCATTAGTCGTTACTGGTGCAACAAGACCATTGGAAAAAGTAACTTGAGATGTGCCATCAGCAGTAAATGCCAAAGTATCTGCGGCACTAAAAAATAAACCACAGTTTGTATCGCCTGTATTTGTAATAGCAGGGGAACTAGCAGAGCCATCAGAAAACGATACAGGATTAGTAAATGCTGCACCTGTTGAATCAAGTTTGGTAGCAATAGCCGTAGCTATATTATCAAACTCTGTATTGATTTCTGTGCCTCTAACTATTTTATTAGAGTCACCAGAGGTCAAGCTGTCTTTTGCAGCAAAATTAACTGTCTTTGTATAATCTGTCATAGTATCCTTCCTAGTAATACTAGAATATCAATTCTCTGTATTGAAAATGAAGCACCTGATATATTCGCTTCAAGCCCAACTGTTACTACCTCACCACCACCCGTAGCATTTATCTTAGGTGTGTTAACCAATAAACTCGCAGTATACTCTGCTGTCCCACCATATTCACTGACTCCATACTCCGCAGCAGCCGATGAACCAATAGTAAAATTTTGGTTTTGATAAGCCTCGCTATAATCATAACCCCACTTAAACACTACGCCTGTAGATGCACCACCAATTATTGTAAGATTAAAGTTCTTTAAAAACTTCAAATTAGCTGGCTGACCAAAAGCAAGCGGATTACTAAAATACTGCAAGGTAAACGCTGCATTATTATCTTTAAACGTAGAATACTTGGCAATACCACCTAATCGACCAAATAATAAATCACCATTACGCTTTCTTGCATAACATAATGGATTAATACTAGACCAAGTAGTTACCCGAAATGTATTGTTAGGCAGTATCTTGCTTGTATCAAATACATATACTTTTTCTGTAGAAGGAAAGGTTAACAAGTAAAATGAGTTTTCAGGACTATAAACAGCTTTTATGTTACCTGTTTCACTTGCTATGTCACCAAGCAAATCATCTCGTACATTCTGACTAAGATCACCAATCTCTACAGACTCTTCCTGTATTGTCCTACCCAATGATCTAACACCTGAATCAGACAAAAACAGAAGATCACTACCAATTGACACTACAGAGTCTCTAGCAATACAGCCAATGCCAATAATAGTATCTTCCAGCGTCATAGTTGCCGGATTAGTAGGACCAGCGTAAACAAGTATTGTATTAGTACAGAATATAATTAAACGTCCATTATGAGCCGCTAGCGCAACTACATCATCTGCTCCTCCAGGTAATACAGTTGTTAGATCCAATGTTCCTGAACTACCACCTGTCCACTGATAGCCTGTCTGCAAATGACTAAAAAATATTGTATGTTTGTTACCTACAACATCTGCTGCCCATAACCGACCAAAAGCACTGATAACCTCATTAGCCTGTGGTGCTGTACCCGATGCAGAGCCAAAAGAACTAAATGCAGTCAAAGCATTAGATCCACCAGCATCTGTAAAAACTAAAGATTCATGCCCACTTTGAAACAAAAATGCATGGTTATTTAAGTTGGCAAACTTCCAATTATTTGCAGTTGGTGAATACCCACCAGGTGTAATCTCTGTTATTGTTGTTGTACCAGAAAATATCTTGTTATTCCCTGCCGATAAAATAGTAATATCACCACTCTGATCTATGTATTCAAAAATACTTTCAGTACCAATAGATGCGCCAAGATTTGTAGCATCAGACGTTAACAACTCATAACCATTCCTAGCACCAATACGACCAAAGGAATCAATAACACAGTTATCTGCAACCTTTGCAAATGATGGATCTAAGTCAATAGGTGAGTCCTGAGTATTTATCCCAGAAAAACCTGGAGCAGAGATCGTTACATTCTGTAGCTTCTGTGCCATTAAATAGTCCTAAAAACTAACTCTTCTGGATTCTTAGCCTGATCAAATGCCGCGGCATCCGATAAAGTAACATCTGCAAGTCTAAATAGTTCAGCAGCACTGGTCCCACCTGTCTCACCCCTTTCTCTAGCTGCAAGAGCATGGGCATACTCAATTACAGGTGCTGTAGGAACAAGGATTGTGTCAGAGTCACTCGATAAATCGACTGGTCTTTTAGCTACTGTAAAAATTAACGAATAAACACCATCAGGTGTGGGATGAACATCAACCTGTGTATTTACACCATCAAACCCGTTAAATGTAAAAAATGATGGAGACCCTTTAGATGATGTTGCAATATTTTTAAAATTCTTGAATTCGTAAGGTGTTTTGTAAGACAGTCTTTTATTTGACGTATCATTGATAACATCCAAAACAGTAGATCGATCAGTTGCACCTGTAAGAGTATATGTAAAATCATCATCGGCTGTATTGAATGTAATATCACTTCTCAATCCTGACCAATTTACAGCATTTTCAATATAACGCTTTGATTGATTAACTAACTCACCAATCAATGCAGAGTATGTATTCTGTGATACAGAAGTTACTTCTGACTCTCTTAATCTTCGTAAAACGGCATTAACTAACTGTAAATATGTCATCGTCTCAATCCTGTAAATAAACCTCTTGGCGTATACACAAATGGTAACATCTGTGTCGGTACAACATCTTGTATTGTTGATTTTGACATATAATCACCAAACAATGTTTCTGTTTGTAAGGGTTGTCCAAATAAACCTTGCTGTTGCCCTTGCTGCTGTCCCTGACCTTCTCCTTCACCATCGCCTTCACCAGAACCATCGCCTGATCCCGTGCCAGATCCTGTCCCCGTGCCACTACCTGTTCCTGTGCTTGTGCCTGTATCTGTGCCTTCTCCTAACCCCTGACCTTGTTCGCCACCTGCATCCTCTGTGCCTGAAGCCCCTTGACCATCAGTACCTTGACTATCAGTATCTTGACCATTAGTTTGACCACCATCAAGAGAAGAATCACCACCTGTTAATAAACCGCCACCATTGTCTCCTGACACATTATTATCAGGATCACCTTGGTTATTAGGATCGCCTTGGTTGTTTGGGTCACCCTCATTATTGGGGTCACCTTGGTTATTGCTTGGATCAGTGTCTAAGTTTGCACCATCCATGCTGCCATCATTGAATAATTCTGGAACTTCTCCAACTCTTGATGGATCATTTGGCGCAGCATCTGCATTATCTCCTACACCATCATTGTCCGAATCAACCTGTTCGTTTGGGTCATCAGGAAACGCATCGTTTCTATCTAAGACACCATCTTTATCCCTATCACCTACGAAGGGGTCTCGATCAAACAATGTTGGTACATTATTAGAATCATTTGGAAAATCATCACTATTATCACCTATACCATCATTATCTGTGTCAATAGTTTCATTTGAATCACTAGGAAACGCATCAGCATTGTTACCAACACCATCACCATCAGAATCTACTTGCTCAGATGGATCATTTGGAAATGCATCCTCTGAATCTATAATTCCATCATTATCCGTGTCTAACAAAACATCTAATGGATCTGCACCACTAGGATCATCTCCAAGAGTGTCAAGAAAAGTGTCAAGATTAAATTCATCTTCAGACCCCAAAGATGGATCAATCGCTGGATCTTCTTCGACATCTGGGTCTTTTGCATCACCTTCTCCTGCTACCCTTGAGTCCCCACCCTCAATTGCAGGATCTGGCATTCTCTTGGGATCTTGAATTACAACAACACTCTTATTTTCCCAATCAACTTCATAAATTAATCCAGTATCAGCAGACTTATCTAAATGCTCCACCCTATGAACGCCTGATTCTCCCCAAGTATCCAAATCACCTGTAACTACAACTATTTCAGCATCCAGAGCAGCATCGAGTGTCTCTCGTCTATCATCAACACGAAAATCGTTCTCGCCATCACCATCAATATCAAAATCCCTGCCTGGATAGGTTCCTCCTGTATCAACAGGCGTTCCTCCAATATCACTCCCTTGATTATCCGTTCCTTCATTTTGCCCTTGTTGATTAGTTGTATCACTGGTGCTGCGCGAAGGATCGTTAGGAAATGCATCCTGCGAATCTGGCACACCATCACCGTCACTATCTGCATTTTGACTTGTAGAGGGTGGTTGATTTTGATTTGTAGAGGGTGGCTCATAGTTGCTATTAGGAACTGTTCTAGGGCCATTCGGGGTTTGTATTATTACAGTTGGATCGGTGGTATTAGGCGAACCATTTGCGTTTTCAGCAGGTATACCCGTTGTGGCTTGAGTGCCACCAACACCACCTCCTGCATCAACCGTTTCTTCTTCTTGTTCAGGCAAAACAGGTTGATCTACTTGAGGCTCAAATGTAAACTCATTTGTTATCGGTGGCCCTGTATCAATTTGCCCTACTATGTCGTCAACATCAGCACTTTTACCATCCGGTGCTTTAGCAATAATTGGATTACCATCACTATCAAAAATAGTTATTACAGGTTCAATTGATTGTCCATCAGGATTTCGCTCAAATGCCGTTTTAAATCCTGACAATGCACCTACAATACCACCACCACTTATCTGGTCAGACGATAACCCAACCGAAGCTAATACCTGAGGAGGAATCATTCCTGATAAACTAGCAACGGCTGATGCCAATCCTAATATTCTCTGACCAAAACTCATCTCTGGAGCTTCTGGTACTTCAATCTTTAATAGAGAATAACTCCCAATAGGCGCATCACCACCCGTAATATCAACATATAATGTTTGGTCAATAACTTTGTCTTGAGTTATTTCACCTTTATGAGCCTTTTGTAATTGACTGTACTTTGATTCAGGCAGCTTCATGTAAAGCTGTGATTCATCATAATCAAACGGAAAGTCTTTGAGGTTAATACTTTCTTTTAATGTACGAGATAAAGGAATGCCTTTCTCATTCAGTTTATTGATAAAATCCTGATAATAAACGTCATGTTGTGTCCAATCCCTTTGCGCTGTTTCTATACCAGCTTCATTATCACGCCAATTAGCGGCTGCATTGGCAGCACCTCTAATGCTTTTACCTGTCATTAATGAGGCTTGAGTCTTTCCCTGCAAAGAACTGATATCATTACCAAATGGTGTTTGACCTTCTACCCTAGGCGCACCAGCTTCCTGCCAATCATCCCATATCTGATTTGCATCATTAAAACGCTGTTCAGTATCAGGGTCATTCATGTAGTTTTCAAACCACGCCCTCATACTGAAATCATCGCCTAAATCATAATCATCTAACGTGTAGTTACTATTACGATCTAGTAAATCTTGATCCCACTGAAATTCTTGAGTTGAATTACCTGTCATCATGCCACCAGATGTAATTGGCGCACCTTCAGGAACATTATCAGGGGTTGTATTTAAAGTTTGAAAGGTTGCAGGTGTTCTAGTGTTTGGTAAAGGTTCTGCTTGATTGGGTATTACAAAATCATCAGCAGACATATTACGGGGATCAGGTATTGGCTCCCATGCCTCTCTGAAACCAAGACCTGCACCAAATGGACTAACAGATAACTTAGCTCTGTAGAATGTACCAAACCGATCTACTACATCTCCAGGTTCATACGCATTAGCACGACTGTAGACAGTTGCATTGAATGGTACGGTATCCGTAGCTGCTGGTAATACACCATACAACTCTTTAGACAATAATCCCTTGACGGGTGTGAATGTATTAAGACTCATTAGCCTTTTGCCGTTGCATTAACAACCTCCATCACTGCCATCAATGTACTGGCTAAACTGCTTATCGCTACACCCATCCACTTTAACCATTTTTGCACCTGATGCCAAACATCCTGCTCTTTCTGCTTCAAAGCTCTAGCTTCTGCTGCCCTTACTTTCTTACATTGAGCCTGAAACTTTAACCAATCATCGTAGAGTCCTGCCCTACCACTATAAATCATCCACTCCCGAATCCACTCTTCCTGCTTGCGGAGCTTCTCTAACTCAAAAAAGTTTTGTAATTCACTTTTCTTTTTGCTTCTTTTATTACTGCGTCTTGCAATAATACTCTTACAGTTAAAGTAAGTGGCACAGCTATCACTTACATCATAAAACTCTTTACCACTCTGCAAGGCAGTCTTAATGGTAGCAAATGCTTTATTAGCCTGTTGTATTTCTTCAAGCACACTATCGTCTACTCATAAATGCTGTAGCACCAAAATACGCGGCTACAATCGATGCTTGTGCTATGTAAAATAAACCAAGAAGATCAGACAATGCCTCTACCCTTTTATCGGGCATCATAGGTAACATCAAGAAAATAGAAAATATAATCATAGATAACATAGCTATCCATGCCATCTGCTTCTGAGAGTCTGCCTTTTCTTCTCGCAACTCTAGCTCAGTCATTTCCTGATGCCGACTTATCTCATCATCTGTTACAGTACCATCACCATCTAAATCATACTTTTCATACTTGGACTTTCTCTGTAATTTTTTATTTGCCATAGTATTCAACCGCCAAACCTTCTTTTAAAAGCATCTTGCAAATATTTACACCATCACTACTCCTAAATGGTGTTGCCAATATCCGACCATACTTACCCTTGCCATGAGATAAAATCTCTAACGTGTCCTCACACAACTCCTTAACTCTTTCTTTGGCAATCAGACCTCGTTTTTTCTCTTCTAAGTCCCTTGTTCTTGTTTCTGGGGTGTTTATACCATATAGCCTCAATCGTTGATTAGAGAGCGTAATACCGAACCCCAGATCAATGTCTACATCAATTGTGTCTCCATCAACAACTTTTAAGAGCTTGCACTTGTAATAATAAGGCTTCATAACTTCTGTGTCTTAAACTTCCAGTCAATACACGTTGTACTTACAACATACTCTTCTTTTTCTGCCCACTCTCGTCCGTTTTCTTTTTCCGTCTTTGTCAGATAATTTATACAATCAATGTGATTGTCAAACGTGCCAGCATATATGGTTGTCTTACACACTGTTTTAGTATCATCCATCATGCAAATCAACAAAACAGCACTAAATAACTCAATCATTTGTTTAATTCAGCACTAATATTTATGTACGCCTCATTCTTATCTGGTGTTGACTTATCATCTGCAATATACCGACCCTTCTTATCCCTAGCCCGTACCTGCTTAAACTCCCTGTTAAAAAACAATTTTAAATGTTGATCATATAACCACTTAATCATTTTTCTCTTGACACTCCTTGAACCTTTTCAACACTTCTCATTGCACCGAGGCCCAACATTCCCATCAACACAGGCATCATAGTACTTGTATCAATCAAAGGAATTGTAACTTGTGATTCTGCTAACGCTAAACCAAAATTAGCCATTGGTATTACAATAAAGTTGCTTGCCATCCCTAGAACACAAACCCATCCCACAGCAGGTCTCCATCCAGCAACAAACATAGACTTGGAAGCTGCTTCTACCTTATTGACTTCCAACTGACCTTTTGCCAATTCCTGCGCGTGACGTTCTGCCATCGTGCTTATCTCATGGGCCAAAGCATTCTTCGTATCTTTATCTTCAATAAACTTATCTAACAATCCTGCGACTGGTCCAATCAATGCCTGAAGCATAAATCCTCCAAAATAAAAAAGGCAATGGGGAAACCCACTGCCTTTCTCATAGTGCGTAAAATGTTCATCTTAATCCTTAAATAGAGGCTACAAGCCCCTAAAATTAGAGGACTAAAACAAAGCCAGTTTCAGAACGCAATGGCTCAATTCCAAACAGACGATCTGCTGTGAGGAGTGTTGCCAGATACTCTTGTTTGTACTGAGTCTGTGATCTGACACCAAGCTGCTCCACCAATACCATAGTATCAGTATGAGCAAGGATAGCTGCCTTCACATCAACAGAACTTGCTGAGTTATCACTTGCAGTTTCTACAGTCTGACAATTGTTTGAAACAAATACATCAATACCATAAAGGTTACCAATCTGACCATTTTGCACCGTCTGACCTCCAACAAAGTCAGATGAGGTATAACGATCAATACCCATGATAGAGTTTCTTGCTGAAGGGGGTACAACAAGGAAACGGCCGTCCATAGGCGTACTTGCTTCATCCATCTTCTGAATCAACTCCCTGAATCCAGCATCAGTAAATACATCTGTACCACCAATTACTGTATCTGCACCATATGCAGTGAGACCATTAGAAGCATCAATAAAGAATGAATTGCTGTGAATGTAGTCGGTTGCACTTGCATTACCCTGGTCACCAAAGTTCTGTGCCAGATCATGAAGTGCAGTGTCTACCTGCAAGGCCAATGCATAACCTGCATCATCAGTGTAGAACTGACGCAAGCTACCAAGTGCCTGAACCTCGACAATATCATCAATCAAACGGGAATATTCGAAATGCTGATTGATTGCTACCTGTACTTCAGTAGACGTACCATGAAGAATATTGACCAAAGCACCCTCAGTCTTCTGACTTGCTGCGCCACGATCAGGTGATGGGATATGTATTACATCTCCCTTTTGTCCTTCCATTGACATCTTTTTTACAAGGTTTGCCAATACAAGGTTTTTCTCATAAGCAGCTACAATTTCATCCGACCAAATCTCAGGGATAAATGTTGCTGCCTCTGTAGCACTGATTGCCTTTGCAGCAGTGCCAAACGAGCCACTTGTAGAAGTGACATATGATGGTTGTGTTGCCATGATATTACTCCATTATCTTTTAACGCGACCTTCTGCATAAGCCTGCAATATTTCATCATTCAAAGCATTATACATTTTTCGGTTATTCGCTCTCATATCATCAAGTTTGAGTTTATGGAAAGTTTGTTTAGAACTTGGCGTAGTCGAACCACGAGTGTTACCTGTTGATGCTGCCTTTACCTGCTGTTTTCTGCCATTAGTGACTGTTTGCGCCACAGACTGCTGACGCTCCTTCCACAATGACATTAACTCAGAGGCTCTCTCATAGTCGTAGTTCTGATCCGCGTTTCTAAAATCCCTTTGCCGTACTGGTGAAGCAGCAATCCATTCCTGGAATCTAGGATCAGCAACAATGTCTTTGGTATCTGGGTGCGTCTGCATTAACTGCTGATGCGCCTGTTGATGCCTCAAACTCTGCTGCGTCTTCTCTGCTTCAACAACTTTTGGATGCCTATCAATTAATTGCTCTACTGCCTTTTCAGGATCAGCAAAGAAATCAATCTCCTGCTTAGGCTCTTCCGTTTTGACCTCTGCCGTCTGGTTTTGAATGTATGAGTCTACAACTTTCTTTAACTCACCGTACTCTGCACCCTGTTTACCAAATGCTCTCTCAACATCTTGGTGCATCGCTATCAGTTCAGCCGTAGATTTATCCCTGTATTTTGCAGGGATCTCCGGCTCTTGCTCCTCAACAATCAATTCCTGTTGCTCCATTTCCTCAACAGGTGCTGCCTCTGGCGTGTCAACAAGTTTTGTACCCATTTTTACTCCGTCTTAAAAAAGATTATGGATGTGGGTTATCAGGGCTTCGTAAAGTTATCCTGTCTTTCGCTCTTCTGCTATTTTCACTTGCCTCCACTTTGCCCAGTTCTTCGTGGCCTTGGGGAAGTCACCGGAGATTGGGTCAAGCGAAAAGTTTATGCTGCTTATAATCCTAAATGCTTGATTGGTACATTCTGGACAATTAACCTGATGAATAGAGTTATCCACAAGTCTTTCCACAATATGACCTTTCTCACACTTAAAATCATATAACGGCATATTAATACTCAAGAAAATTGAACGAATTATCTTCCTGAGGTGTCTCAAGATTACCTTCTATACCAAGAATCTCTGTTATTTTAGCAACTTTTCCTTTCCTAAAACAAAGATCATCTTGACTGTGAATCGCCTCGATATTGTTTAAAAACCTCTGCTCTTGTACTAACTTTTGCTTGAGAACCTTCCAGCCCTCACTCAAAAACATAGTACGCAAAGCATCGCGTTCTTTTTCAATTCTCAATGACTCTTCTGTAACCATCTGTTTACCCTTTCGGACAGATGTTGCATTTTAACATCAAGAAAGTATCGTAAGTCAATACCTTTACTTATAGCTTTTACGTTTTTTCTTTTTCTTTCCTGTCATGTATCCAGGCATAACTCCTCCTATTTGCGTCTTCGCTTTCTATGCAATTTGATATTATCTTTCTTTTTGATACGTTTACTTGGCCTAGCCATATTATCACCACTTTGTTTTATGAGACCAATATCTGGCACTAAAGAAATCAGGTTTAGGATCTTGTGCATTATGCCGAGCATAATACGATTTTCTACGTGCTTTATCTTTCTCACTTTTGGGGTTTTTACCAGCACCCGTCACACCTTGCTGACCAAACCTAATTAACTTTATCTCATGCCCACGCTCTGCCAAGACAACATGTGACTTCGTAGAATGCTTGGGTGTCCTCTTAGGTTTATTAGTACCTGACAACCCATGCTTCTTTAACAATGCTTTCTTTCTATCTGCGTGAGCCACATCAAGCCTTTCGTGTTTTTGTTTTCTTGGTCTTTGTTTTTGCTATAAGATCAGAGTCTGCTTTTCTAGCACCACCCTTACCTGTTGCAAAACTTTTAACCCGACCAGCAGCCCATTGATGCGCTGAAACTCCAGGTCTGGAACCTGAACTGTAGTATGCTCCTAAACCTCTCTGATAAACCTTTGCAAGTGTTGCCTTAGAAAAACGACTCGACTTGGCATATTTTTCAAGCACTTCTTCTTTTCCGCTTTTTTTTGGCACTTGCTACCCTCTGCTTGCTTATTTCATCCATTTCTTTCTTGGTTAATGTTCCTTCCTTATATTTTTTTCTGGTTCTTTTTATCTCATCCTCAGTCTTTTTTTTATTCTTCGAACCCCTAACATATTTTTTGGGAACACCACGTTTGGTTTTAGGAACCTTGGCAAACTTTCTCACTTGCGCTTCCTTGCCTTCTTTTTTGCAGCCTCAGAAAGATCCTTGAAGTGAAATAACTTCTTACTATTCTTACCATGCTTCTTACCAGAATGAGTATCACCATTTGGCATCTTATGCGTACCACCCATATGGCGAGTACCGTCTTTAAAATAATGTGCTACACCTTTCATAATTACCTCATTTGAGTGACGTTGCGTTGCGCTGCAGCTTGTTGAGCTTCTCGTCTTTCAGCAAGAATGCGAGCCTCTTCTGCCTGAGCTTCTTTAACCGCAATCTCTCGCTCCTTAGTGAGTTCCTTTGAGATTTTAATCCTACGCTCAAACTCTTTGTCATCTTCTGTCCCTACTTTAAGATTAGCTGTTACTGCCTTGATCCTGTCAATCTCTAACTCTTCAGGCAACTGACCTGTCTCTGCTGCAAGTTTTCTTGCCCTAGCCTGTGCTTCAACTGCCTGACCATTCAGCGCATTGGTCTGTGCGTTCTGGAAACCAAGTTGACTCTGAGCCGTAAGCTGTTGTAACTGGACTGCCTGTGGATTAGGTTGTGCAGCCTGTCGCATAGAAGCAATCAACTGCTCTCTGTTACTCAAAGACATATTATCAATAATGGCTTCAATCAACTGCTGTTTGACAGGTGAATCCTGCATAGTCTGTAACAATTGGGTCAATTGAGCTATCTCATACTCCCTAGCCACAACACCCAATGAAGTTGTCGCAACAAACTTATAATCACTAACAGGATACAACTCAGGCTCAAACTGCATATAACGATGAGCGGTTTTAGTTACAAAGGGAATCAAAAAGGCTTCTTGAAAGTTTATCAGAGTACGTTTATGCCGCTTAATGACCGTACCCAAACCCATACTGAAACCAGCAGCAGAGCGTGTATCAGTCCCTGCCATCCTGTCCGTAGGATCAATAGCACCTGTCGAAGTCTGAACCATCTGCTGTAATGCAGCAGCCTGATTAAATGTAATCTGACTTACCTGACCAAAATTGAAAGGCTGTAAAGACTCAGCAGGATTACCATTCGTCCTGATCGTACCTCCAGGTCTTACATGTAATTGCTGTCCTCTTGGAACCCTAGATGCATCCATTGCTAACATAGGGTGTATAGTCAGGGCTAATGCATCGATTCTAGCCCGTATTTCAGCGTCTAACGCCTTTTGTGAGTTATAGGCCTTCTCACATATGCCCCTGCCCCAGAAACGGCTAGGAACGATGTCAAATGGAAAGGCAACAACAGGGCGATCCTGCATCATGTAAGGATTCTCTTCTGCTTTCAAAAGAACATCCTTGTTCGCTATTACGACAATTGCTTCAACGTAATAACTATCTCCTTCTGTCTTTTCATCTTTCAATTCATCAAGTAGATGACGGGGGACCAAACCATAGTAAGTTGTCTTCCTGGCTTTATTCTCCTCATACATGCTTGATTCAGTTGGATCAGCCAGTAAATCAGTATTGTACGAAGCGTTGGTAATATCCCCTTCTAGGTAAACACCTTCTTCCTGAAGTATCTCTAACTGGTGTTTGGGCACAAATTCATCAATGGCTACGCCCAAAGCATCATCAATACTTGAGGCGCAAGGGTCTATTAGGAAATTTTGGGGTAAAACAGAGCGTAATCTGACAACATTCCTGTCTCTGACTCTTACACCTACCTGATTTAACTGCCCTTCCATAACAGGTTCGGTAGCAGGAGACATCTCTTTTTCATCTGTTAAGGTTATTTCACCAATACCTGTACCAAAAATAGCTGAATTCAGGATGCATTCAGACAATTCTTTACGAATCTGGTGCTTGCTGAAGTCTTCGTAGAGCCTTTCCCTTAATAAAACGACATCAGGACGGGGATCACCTATATCATCTTTGATATCAAACCATCGTCCACGACCAAATGTTGCCTCTTCAATCTCTGCAACAGTGGATTCTACGGCTTGTTGGGTAGCTGGTGATACAATTCTTGAGCGTTCCGACTCCCTAGTTTTATCCATAGGAGACCATTCACCACGAAAAATGCGGTAATACTCTTCAAATCGTTCTTTATAATTGCTTTCAAAGTTGTTTCTCCACCCATCACAGGTAGACATGACCCAACTTTCCAGCGTTTCATCAAATAACTCGTAATTATCCATGCTAATACCCTGCTACAGCGTCAACATATTGATAATCTTCTTCCTCAAAGTCTACATCATAGGCTATTCTAGCCATTTGGTCTATGTAAGCAAGACTATCAATCAAATCATCATGCACTAACGGGTTGGGAAACTGAAAAAGTTGGTCAAGAAGTAGTGTATTCCACGGCCCCTTGTTGAATTTCAACATTCCCTGCTCAATTCTACCCTGCAATGCCCATATTATCCTGTCTGTTTTCTTCTGATTTCCGTGTGTAAGCTCATCAATCCTGAAAAATTGCTGATTTTTTTTCATATTTTCCGAAATATACGGCAAAACAGCGTTTTTCAAGGCTCCTTTTTCAATTCCTACCGAAATAGGGCGGTATTTACTGACTGTTTGGAAGATTTTACGTGCTGTTTCTTCAACACCCCACCTTCCATGTATGATATCGGCTACCCACCAGCCATCTGTATTCGCTTTTACCACGGAAATAGCCGTTTCATCAAGCCATTTCGTCTTTGTCTTCACTTTATTGGCATCTGCAAACCCTGCAAGGTCAACAGAAATGTAATATTCACCTGCATCTGGCTCTTCTTCATCAAAAATAATGTCCTCTTCCTTAAATAATTCACTCGCTTGTGCCTCAAAGGACGCTAAAAACTCCTGACGGTAGGAATAACGGCTCATAGAGCGTTCAGCAGCAGCAATTTCCTTGGGATCAAGTAAAGGATTGTCAAAAGAAGTAAAATGATAGCCAGTAAAGTCCTCATCATCACTAATATTGGCGTAATTGTAGAGTTCATAGAAGTGATTACGACCAATTGGTGTACCAATAAACAATGCATGGCCTTTTTGGTCAGTCAAAGCAGGTCTTAATATCTGTTCCCACACCTCTGGCTTCATATCCGCATACTCATCCATACACAGATACTTCAAACTCACACCACGCATCGTCTCAGGTCTATCAGCACCCTTCAAAGCAATCATAGTGCCGTTTACCAGCCTGATCTGTAGATTATTAACATGACTGCTACTAATCACACTATGACCCAATTCCAATAAGAGATGCCACATGATATCCCTAGCCTGACCCTGAGTTGGTGCAACATAAAACACCTGACCACTCTTGTCA